TTAGATAGTTTTAAAGGCGATACCAACCATGTAGACCAGACTTTAGAACAAGTCATAGAAAATATTGAAAAAATTAAAAATGCAGTAAGGTTTTTGACGCTAGATGAAGTAAGAGCCTTAATTAAAGCGGCGTTGAAAGCAAAAAGTAGTGACAATCCTCAAAAAGTCAAGGAAATATTACAAAAAATTGAGGAAGGGGCTGATTTAGGTCAAAGAACTCTTCGAAATAATAGAGACATTAGAGACTCTTTAGATATTTTGCGAATGTCAAGCGGAAAATCGGTCATGATGTTCAAAAAACCACCAGAAAATAAGAAAATTTTAGAAGATTTTGCTAAATTAATTGGCGGAACTGTTATCGGGGACTCAATAGAAGTTCCTTTTAAGACAGAAGGCCAGTTTATCGCTACAATGGCTTACAAAAGGAAAAAATCGAAGGACGCTCAAGGTAAAGAAGTGTATATTATTACTGATACGCCTGCTGAAAAGGCTAAAAAAGATGAAATTAAGCAATTTTATAATACTCACTTGCGAACATCGGGCTGGTCTTTGAACATTGGCGATAAACATATTGAATTAGATGACTTAGTAACTCGTAAAAAGTTGTTTGTATCAGGAAATGTTCAGTATTCAGTAGTTGAGCCATTTAGTGCCTCTTCTGTTCTTAAATATGTGGATGCAGTTGCTAAAATTAAGGGAAGTGCAAGAGCATTTAAGCCAAAAGAGTTCCCAAATGGTGAACCTGTTCCTAATTCTTTGTTTTTACAAGCAAGCACCAGTAGCCCAATCAGTTTAAATCCTTATGGTAAGTTAATTATGGCTAATACTTTCAGTAGTGATAAAACTTGGTATAAGGATTTCTTTGATTCCCTAAGAGCCGCCGAATTATTGAGTGAAGAAGACGCTACTGCTTTAATTATTGAAGATATTTACGAATCTTTAAAAACTGATGAATCAACATCAACCGAAGGCATAAGTCTCACACCATTTAGAAGCGAAGATGCGATACCCAACATAGATGCTGTAACAAGAAATGCTGCTAAGAAAAAAATACGAGAAGTATTAAACAATAACCAAAGATTATCTTCATCTGTTAGCAATAGAGCCTTAGACAAACAAAGTGAACAACTTCAATACTTAAAAGACGGGGCATTTACTGTAAGAGAAGCAATTGAATTTGAAAAATGGTGGAAATCACAAGGAAATGACCCCGATGAACTTAAAATTGAGTATTTTAAGGACGGTAAGCCTACTTCTAGAAAAGATGGTAGATTTCAAGGATTTCAAACCGATGATAAAGGAGATTTCATTAGAGATGCTGCTGGACAATTAATTCCTTTAACAGATGATGAAGGAAAACCTCTTACAGAAGCAGATGAAGGAAAAGCCGAGGCTAATTATGCTAAGGTTCAGATTTATGATGATTTTGATGAAGAATGGATGCCTTCTACTCCAAATGAAGCATACCAGCAGGGCTTAAAAGTAGAAACTAAGCAAGGAAAAGACTTATCGGCTGATATAGGAAAGATTCGTGATGAATTACTAGCAGTAGATAATTTTGCTGATTATGTTATAAACATGTCAATAAAATTAAAAGATGAAGGAGGCCTTTATAATTATGTTAATACTATGGATAGTAAGGCCAGTGCTTTAGACACCCTTAGTCCAAAAAGAAGTCTTAATTTCATAGCACAGGCTGATGAACTCGCCGGACAGGATGAGGTGAGAGAAGCCTTTAAGACCATAGACTCCGAGCAGGACTTAGAGAAGAAGAAGCAGGTCGCTGAAGAATTAAACTCCAAAATGCCAAAGATTCTAACAAATATCCAAGAATCATTAATTGAAGCATTTAAATCTAGATTAGAATACTTTTGTAAGTCTCCCGCTCAATTCCCTGACACTCAAGTTATGTCAGCAATTAAACAATTTACTGCACAAGGGTTAATTAAAACAGGTGAATAATATGGCAGAACTATCACAAAAAGAAATAACCTTGTTGGGCCTCCAGCGTGAAGAGATAGAACAAATTGCTTCTTCTTCTGGACTAGAAAGAAAACAAGAACTTAATAAAATTATTAGAAGATTTACCGAGGCTCTTGAAGATGAAGCAAGAACTATTGATGATGGGCTAAAAAGAAAGGATGCCTTAGCAGCAGTTAGTGAAAGAGTTAGAGCCGCTAAAAAATATATTGTTCAACAGACTAAGGGAACTGCTGGAAAAAACAGAAGAACAGAAGATGCTGCCTATCAGACGATGTTTGGCCCTGTTTTGAACATGAATATTTATAATAGAGGACAATTAGTTGATGGTGCTTATTTAATGAAGACCAAAATTAATGGTCGAATCGAAATTAGAAATCCTGATTTTGAATTTCCTGAAAGTGATTATGTAAAGGGTCTTTTAGAAGGAACAGACACACCCGAAGCAGTTAAACATAATATTGAGTTAATTATTGAGACTTTAGGTGATATGTCGGGAGATACTAAGTTCGTTAAAATTGGTAGAAATTTCCCTATCCGTGAGTTTTTAGGAGCGATTGATGTTTCTAGGAAAAATAATAGAGTAGAAGTTTATAATTTCTGGGAAGAAGTCGGAAGAAAATACGAGCAATTTAAAGATGACTTAGCAGGGTTTTTCCTAGCCGTCAAAGAAGTTGATTTTGAAGGAGAAGTTAAAACTAAATTCGATAAATTGTATAATGATATTGATAATATTAATTTAGAATACATCGTTGAGTTCCCACACATTGAAGAAAGAGGCCTTTATTTAAATGCTATGCACCAGTTCTTTAATTTAGTCGGTGCTACTCTCGCCCTTGAAGGTCATTTAAAATTAGGAGAGGAAGGCTCGTTTAATGAAGATGATGATGATATTAGAGGGCCGGGAGGAGATGTTAATGCTGAGTTATTACAGTATTTAGAAACAAGCCTAGCAAGTTCAAGTAGTACCGCCGGAGACACAATTGATGCGGCTGAATGGGCTGAAAGACTATCAGTTGAAGAAGTATGGGACCATGATGGGTTAGATGATTTATTAGAGGCTGGCGACCCTCTCCTAGTTTATGAATATAATAAAGGTGAAAAGTTACTGGCTATTAATGATAAAATGGAAAGAAAACTCCGTGATGTTTTAGAAGAATTGGAAGATATTCTTGATGAAGGAGATGGCGTTACTTTAGACACCCAAACAGATATTGAAAATTGGATGGACCAATTAAATGACACTACCACTATTTCAGCAAATAGCATGAGGTATTGTCTTCCTATTGCAGTATTAAGTAATGTTAATTTCAATAAAATCTATCCAGAAAATGAGTTTCCTTCTGCTTCGGAAAACAAACCAATAGGCGTAGATAATTTAGAAGTTATTAAAGATTTTTTTAATGACTTGTATTCTATATTAAGCGGAAAGGCTTTCCGAGCAGAACTAGATGTAAGAAGTTCAAAAGGAAGAGGAAGAGGAAGCGTTGTTGATAGAAGAGACTTAAGAGGAGTTAAGAATAAAAAAATCTTCGGCACAACTAAAATTCCAATTTCTTTAAACGAAAAGGGTTCGCTAAGAAGCGAATTGATGCCTTTCAAAACAGCCCTTCAAAAGATGCTAGATTCTGCTATTGAGTATTTCTTTGACCCTCTTTATTCTGGAATGTTAGCCATTGAAATGCCTCGCTTTGCGTCAAGTATTGGTTCAAAAGTTATGCAGACTTTAAGCCTTGATTTAGGTTTAGAGAGCGTTATGTCTGCTTCTTATAATACTTTCTTTGAGGGTTCAGTAGAAGAAGTAGATTCAGGAGATTTAAAGGCAATCGCTGACTTTATGGATAATATCTTTATGCCCGCCGTAGAAATTAATACTGCTATGATTGTTGATGCAGAACAGTGTGCTGATGCCTTAACTGAAATTTTTGGTAGAGAAGAGAATAATGATGATTATTGTGCTGCTTTATTACATTACTTTATGTTAGAAACAGAACAACTGAAATTCGAGAACAAGGAGTTCCCCAAGAGAAGCGGAAAAACTATTAAAGAACGAGCGCAACAGTTCATAGAGGCCTTTAAAGGACGAAAGGCTTTCCCTATCTTCGCTTTACCTCACTGGTTAGACATGAATCAAGGGGTATTAACTAAAAATACTACCTTAAAAAACCAATATAATAGGCTTAAGGATATTTTTGAAAGTGTTCAGACAGATTTACCCGTTATGCTTCATAAGTTATTAAAGGCCCATGATGCAGTAAGAGAGCAATTAGGCAAAGATGTTATTTACGGATTTATTCCTTTGACTGACTACGGTATTGAAAAGATGATTAATAAAATGCAAGTAGATGAGAATATTGATTTATCTACCCTTGAAGTAGAAAACATTGTTAAGGCCGTCGATTCTCATGAAAATATTTCAAAGGAATATGGAATTAGTAGTGAACAGGTTTACATGATTAAAGCAAACTTTAGGTGATTAAAATGAATTGGAAAAACATAATTAAAAGACAGACTAATTTCATGGAATTTGGTATGACTCCCCCGAAGGGGACATTACAACGAGTTTCTGCTGAAGAAGAGTTTAAAACACGAATGCCTGAAATTAGAAGTAAATTAGAATCCCAAAAAGGGAGAAGCACTATGCGAACTCCACAAGGACAGGTAGATTCTTCCGAGTATTTCTTAGGAGAACTAGATAAAGTTCAATCTTATGAAGACTATTTAGCCTTTAAAGAAAATTATAAAAAACAGACTAATTTGGATATTTAGGGTGATAACATGCCTAAAGTAATACCCAATGTGTTCACTTATGAGCAGATGCAACAAAAGTGGTCGCAGGATATTGAAGAAGGCGAAGACCCCTATACTCGTAGAAGTGATTTACAATCTGGGCGATATGCTTTAGATAAGTGGCTTATTCGTGTAGATGATGAAGGAAAAACATTAGCCGTTATTGGTTGGAAAGAACACCCTCAACATACCGTTTGTGGCGGCGGTTTAACTACTGAAAGAGGCAAACAGATTAGGGGTAATATGATTGCTTTAATGGACGCAAGAAAAGCACAGATACCTCAAGATAAAATGATGGTAACTGCTTTAGTTCATAGAAGCGGTGATAATTCAAGGTGGTTAAACTTTGGTAGAGGACAAAACTACCGTTTTCCCGGCGATAAAGGATTTGAAGAGTATGCTAATCAATTACCTCCCGAAGTAAAGGAAGATTGGTTAAATGCTTATCCTGAAACATTTGGCGTTAAACCAGTTAATCCTGCTTCTGCAAGTGAAGAAGTAGAAAAGATTTATTATGATATGGACTTATATGTTATTACTAAGAACGAAAGATATATTCGAGAACTAGGTAGTGATGGATATAATGTCCTTGATACTAATACTAATAAAAGGATGAATACTTACGGTTTAAGTAAATCCCAAGCAAAAGACATGCTTCAGGCATTAAAGGAAGGTCGAAGTGTGTGGGAATATATCAGGCCTCAGCATAACAGTGGGAAAAGCAGATTAAGAAAGAGTATATTCACTTGGAAAAACATTCTTAAGGTTTTACCTCCGAGTAATTATCGTGATTATGCTGTTCCTGAAAAAGATAACACTCACACTACTTATCCTCCTAAAGCGTATGATTATGGCACTGTAAGGGCCGTTGTAAGAGGTCATTATTTAAGCCGTGTTGCTGGTGATGGTGGACATGGAACTAGTTCTACTGATAGGACTGAAATACCAATTTGGGTTAAATGCTTTGAAGGAAAATCTCAAGGCAAGTATTGGATGTATAGAAAAGCCGATGAAAATAACTATGAAATTATTTTAGTAGATGTTTATACTATTTTGGGAAGTAGAATTGCAGGAACTACCAAAGATTTTAATCGTAAAACTCCTACCTTCGCCGCATTAATGGGTGGAGAAGAACAACATGTAACAAAGTTAATTGTCTTTACAAACTACTTTAACTCAATTACTTTATCTCAACTAAAAAGAGAGCATTCCAGTAGGGCAAGAGTTGATTGTATCTATACCGGAGAAAAATCTAATCATCCTAAAGGACAGGCTATACAACAAAAGAAAAAGCCGGACGGTCCATCGAATATCTTCTCTCAAAATAGAGGTACTCCTTCTAGAAATAAACAAGGAAATAACAATCGAGGGCGAAAGAAAAGTCGTAATCAACAAGGCAGAAACAAAGAAGCCGAGTTTCAAAGAAGAAGGCGGCGGTGATTGTGGAAGAACTAGCCTTTAATTTTGAACATCAAATGGATATGGAGTTATCTAAGAACTCTTTCCCATATTTCTTTCAAAATGTATTAGGTTTTGATTTTCCTTCTTATATTCAAGAATGGCATGAATTGATGAACTCTACCCAAAGAACTGTTATTATTTGTAGTCGTGACCACGGAAAATCTGTATTTATGCACAGTTGGGTTGTATGGAAATTAATCTTTGAAGAACCTCCGTATCAAATGCTTTACATTTCTTCTAACCAAAAGCAGACTTTAGTTCACATGAGAGATATTGATAAGATGTTCACTCATCCTATGCTCAAAAAGTATAAACCCGCTAGAGGTTGGGCTATTGGGAACATTACTCTTACTAATGGAAATCAAATCTTAGAGCGTTCCGTTGGTTCACAGATTAGAGGACTTCACCCTCAAGAAATTATTATTGACGACCCTTTGAAAGAGTTCAGTATGACTGGTATTCAAAAGGTTACAGATTGGTTTTATGGTGACATGATTCCAACACTTCACCACACCGCTTCATTGAGAGTAATTGGCACACCGTTCAGTTACACTGACATTTACCAACAATTAGCCGAAAACCCTGCCTATACGGTAAATACTTATCCATGTCTCAATGCTCTCAATGAACCCCTTTGGCCTGACCGCTGGAACTATGAAGCATTAATGGCTAGAAAGGCAGAAGTCGGTTCTTTGATGTTTACACGGGAATATATGTGTGTTCCTATTTCTACTGGTACTTCTTTGTTTAACCCTGAGTATTTAGAAAGTGCTAAGAATAAGGACTTAGTTTTGAAACCTATGAGAAGAGAAGGATATAAATACTTTGTGGGAGTGGACCCTGCTATCTCTACTGATGGGGATTACAATGTTATTACAGTCATAGAAATGGATGCTGATGAAAATAAATCTATCATCTATATTGACCGAGCAAAAAATGTTCAGTTCCGAGAAAATATTCAAAAGGTTAAAATGATTGGACAAGTGTTTAGACCCGAATGTATTATGTTTGAGACAAATACATTTGCTAAATCATTTACTCAGGAATTGCGCCAAGTAGCGGATTTAAATATACATGACTTCAACACAACTAGAAGGAAGAAACAAGAGATTATTCTTAATTTACAAATGACTCTTGAAAATGGTAAGATTAACTTCCCTTACGGCAACGAAGAGAGTAGGCGAGTTTCGGCTGTATTGATTGAAGAAATGTCAATGTTCGCTATTACTGAACGAGGAAAGTTTGAGGGTATTGGGGCGCATGACGATATGGTGATGAGCCTTGCATTAGCGAATGCGGCCACATATCAGGCCAACGATAACTTCATACTGCTTGATGATTTAGGGCTGTTTGACGATGCTCCACAACGGCCACAACGGGCAGCAAACAACGCCATAGGTCTTAATTTTTGAGGTATTTATATGACAGAACAAGCAGACAAATACCGAGATGCGGCTCAACAAATGACCCGTTTAGCCGAATTAGATGAAGAAGAGGCTGAAACGAAAGATAACATTGAGGAACAATTAGATACAGAATTGAAAGGCATTTTTTCTAATACTCACATCATGTCGGAACACGAAGAAATAACTAAGTTATCTTCTACTTTTAATGTTAATGCTACTGACGCTAGAAAGAAATTGTCTTCTTTTCCTAATGAATACATTATACAAGACCATACTATTCCTGACTTAGTTAGAAAAATGAGAAAATCTCGTAGAGCATTGAAAGGAACACACAGGACTAAAATGAGTAAAGCCATTGATACTATGATTGATGCCTATGCAGACCATTTACAAAAGTGTATCGGTTCTATTACATGGTTAAGCGATTACACTGTTCCTTTATCTAAAATGAGATACAATGAGAAAGACCTTTCTAAACTTCATAAAATGAAAGACACCGACATTAGAAGAGAAACAGTAGATTCTCTTTGTAAATACTGGGAGGCAGAACTAAAACAAACAGGTATGGCTTACGGTAAAGAATATAGTGAATTGGCAAAAGATATGAAATTGGCTAAGAAAGATTTTAGAAATGCTATCGCTAAGATTTCTAATCAGTCTATTACTAAGACAAAGAAACAAAGACAGGATGATTTTATTATTAAAACGGTTTGTGAAAATCCAGGAATTAGTGCTAAAGTCATCCATGAAAGAATGCCTAGTTCTTTATTCAAAATAAGTAGTCCTAATACTATTTCTAAATCAATTAAAAAATTAGATATTGTTTCAATAGATGGAGAATATTATAAAGTTCCTTCTATGATTAAGAAAAATATTTGGGCTTATACTGCTGCATTTATTGACTCGGATGGATATATTACATTAGACCGCAATTTAAATCCAAGAGTGGGTTTAATCGCAACAGGCACAAGAGGTAAGGCTTTTATGCAAGAAATGCACAAGTCTATTGGATATGGAAGAATGCACTTAGACCAAAAATCTCCACAACAAACCCGACTCATTCAGCGTTTAAACTTTTATTCTCAAGATGATGTAACTAATCTTTTGACTAAGTGTTTGCCTCACTTCCGATTAAAGAAGGGTAATGCTAAGTTATTACTTGAACTTATTCGTATGAAGAAATCATATAAGAAAGCCGATTGGTATAAAGGCCGATGTGATGAGATTTTTAAGTTAATGAAATGGGAAAACCACAAAGACCATGTGGGCTATGATTGGCTCAAAGAAGGGATATACTTAACAGATATTGCTAAATTACAGGGTAATTGTAAAATGTCTGTTATGGATTCAATGGAGCAAATCGGTACTGTTCTCAAAGGACAGCCTTCTAACTTCTATGCTAAATATATGAGAGAAACTAAAGAGGCTATGAATAAAACTAGTATGCCTATTGAAATGGAACAGCAAGTTCTTTCTTTTTTAGAAGCGGGTAAAAACTCAATTCAAGCGGAATCAGAAGGAGGCGTACCTTTTATGTCACCTTCTTTTATTAAAGAACGAATAGAAGAAATTTTAAGACAATATGGGATAAGTGAAAGGCAACGCTTTGAACAGAAAAACGCTATGGAGTGATATAATGTGGTTTGATATTCTTAAGGTAAAGGCTACCTCTACTCACAACAGCAAAGGAGAGAAAAAAGACCGTTGCGCTAAATTAGCAGACAAAAAATACGGAATGAAAAGTTCTGCATATAAATCTGGGTTTATAGTTCAATGCAGGAACGGCAAAGTTTCTAAAGCGGGAGATAATTTCAAAAGAGAGAAGGAATCGGGATTACACGGTTGGTTTTCAAGAAGAGGCGGAAAAGAGTCTGGTGGTAAAACACAGGGCGGTTGGATTGCTTGCGGAACTTGTAATGATAAAGGCGGCCCGAAACCTTGTGGTCGTAAAGATGCTTCTAAGGGAACTAAACGAAGATGTAGAGCAACTTGTGGTGCTTGTAAAGATTATCCAAAAAGGAAGGGAAAATCATGAAATGGGAAAAGATATTAAAAAGAAATTGTGGTTGTGGAAAAGACCCTTGCGAAACTTACGGTGAAGTCAAGAAAGCACCGCCATTAACATCACAAGATGAACAAGAAATTCAATCTTTAATGCGGTTTAGAAACATGAGTCGTGAAGAGGCTGAAAAATCAGTTAGAAGAAAAGCGGGTAAAAATGTTCGTGGAAACACAATAAGTCACGATAATTATATGCGCTTTCATAAAAGGGATAAGATAAACCCCGACTATAAAAAAGGAAGTTCACTAAAAATTAAACAATACCAAGCCATGTTAAGAATGACTGTTGGTAAATACGGTAAAGACTCAGAACAAGTAGAAGAGTTGGGTACTAAGTTTATGGCGACTAAACCATCTGAGAAAGAAATAGATGAGATTATGGATTACTTTGAAAGTTTGGAAGATAAGCCAAAAGAAAAAACACCTATGGATGAACTTAGAGAAAAACAAAAGCGAGCCAAAGCGGAACTAGATTCTAAGAGGGATAGATAATGGATGAATGGAAAGAAATTTTGAAATTTAAACGGCGATTTAAAAAGGTCGTTACCAACAAAAGAACTGGTCGAAAGCGAACTGTTAAATACGGTCAGGCTGGCAAGGCAAAAGACGGCGGAGACAGAATCCGGCCCAACACTTCCAAAGGAGATGCTTATTGCGCTAGGTCGAATAAAATTAAGGGTAATTGGAGAAGCGACCCAAATAGCCCAAATAATTTAAGTCGTAGAAAGTGGAAGTGTCATGGTAACAAATCTAGTAGGTGATTAGATATTACTAAAAAACACATTTATTGCGGGAATTGTTATTATAGTAAAAACGCTTATCCATTTGGTTTTTGTAAAGTTTGTTGGAAAAAACAAGGAAAACCATTACCAATGAATAAGGGGGCTTTAAAATGATTATGAAGGCTATGAGTTGGATGGGTTTAAAAAATGGCATCTTGTCAGACGAATTACCTAAAGACAGAAAAAAATATGTTAGATTCAGCAATCTTGCTAATATTAACCAAAAAATGGTTATTTATTATTTAAAAAGAGGCTTTAGAATGCCAGAGAAAAGAAAAGATTGTTTAAGAGGTATTTTAGAAGAAATGCTTCGTTCCAGTAATGAGAGATATGACATAGAAGACTCTACGAAGTCTTGACCGAAGCGTTCATAGGTGCGAATAGCGTAGCATCTAAACAGGGGGAGTAGTTAATGGCTGATGAAAAAAGAAGATTTAGTGTTTCTAATCTCTTTAGGCGTTCTACTCCTAAACCTGCTGATAGAACCGTATTTAATATGGGCATTCAGGAGAGGGAAACAAACCACATGATGACTGGCCCTATTATCTACAATGTAGTTAATCAATCAGTTATTGCTAGAACCTGTATTACACAATTAAAACAAGAAGTGTTTAGAAGGGGCTATGTCTGGGAAAAGTCGTATGAAGCCATATGTACGGATTGTAAAAAGGAACATAAAAGACCTGTTCAAGAATGTTCTCGCTGTGGTTCTACTTCTTTACAGGTTCCTGATGTAAAACAATTAGAATATGCCGAAAAGTTTATTGAAGGATATGTTAATAAATCCGAGCAGTTATTTATTGATGTTTTACAAGAACTTGAAGACGATTTAAATATTATGGATGATGCTTACATTGTTTTGGTTAAAGAATACTTTATTGACGGTAATAATAAAATTCGTATGCACCGAGTCAAAGAACTTTATAGAGGCGACCCAGTAACTATGTTTATTTATAGTGATGAGTTGGGTAGAAGAGGAACTAAAGGATTTACCTGTGTAAATCATCGTGGTATTATTCATAAAGAACCCCATGAACTATGTGAAGTTTGCGGAAGTAACTTATTCCCTGTTCATTATGTGAATAGAGTGGGCGGAGAAGACCAATACTTTTTGAAAGGAGAAGTATTGCATTTTAGTAAATACAGTCCTTCTCGATTGTATGGTATGTCTCCTGTTATTACCTTGTTTAATAATATTATGACTCTTATTGCTATGGAAAACTATGTTAATTCTTCTTATACTAAAAGCAGGATGCCTAAAGGATTACTTGCTGTTCAAACACGCAACATGGATTCAATGAAATCTTTTTGGAGAGCAGTTAAAGAAAAGATGGAAGCCGACCCTCATTTTATTCCTGTTATGGGTATTGAAGCCGAGAATGGTAAGGGTGCGGTTGAGTGGATTAAGTTCATGGATTCACTTAAAGAAATGGATTATGTTTCTGTTAAAGATGATTTGAGGGATAGAATCTCAGCATTTTATGGAGTGAGTAAAGTCTTTATGGCTGATAATACTACAAGCGGTGGATTAAACAATGAAGGTATGCAAATACTTGTAACTAATAGGGCTGTTCAAAAAGCACAGACTGTCTATAATAATTATGTTTTCCCATTCTTAGTAAAACAATTTGGAATTACTGATTGGGAATTAAAATTACCACCGAGCGAGGAAGAAGATGAAATTGCTGTTCTTCGTAAGCGAGAAATAGAAGTCAATATCGCTGCTTCTGTTAAGAACTTAGGATTTGAAGTAGATATGGATGAAGATGGTAACTTTACTTTTAAGAAACCTGAACCCGAAGAACCCAAAGAAGGTAGCGAGGCAAATACTGGCGGAGCAGACTCACCTGTTGAAAAAGACCCATATGCCGGAACAAACATTGATGCTTCGCAAATGGGTCAAATGCAAGAACAGATGATGCAGGGTGGGGGTAAGCCACAGGCGAACCCTGCGACAACTAGAAATAAGCCTTCGATGAATCAAGGACCGGACAAGAGAATGTCTGGATTACCTCTTGAAGCCGGAAATCAAAATAATGACAAAAGAACCGAAAGAAGAGTTGGTTAAAATGGATTGGCGAGAAGTAATTACTAAAAGGAAACAAATTAAAGATAAAACTAGGCGAAAGCCACCAACAAGATTGGCTGGTGGAAATAGGCCGAGTCAATCAACCGAGGACTATATAGAACATTGGTCCGACGATTCCCCCGAACTAGACAATACTGAAGAAAATGAATGGGAAAGACAAAGTTTAGTAAATTCTACTCGTAGTGATTTGATGGACAAAGTAATGGATTTGATTGGCTCTATGAAGGATGATGAACTTATTGATTTGCTTGTCGGTTCTCAAGGAAATATAGAAGTGGGTTCAATCCAAGTAAAAGATAATAGGTGATTATATGACAGAAGATTTAAGACAGAAACAAGCCCGACTAACAAAGGAATTGGCGCAAGTCAAGGCACTAAACGCTCAAACAAATAACAAGGTCAAGAAAAACCGTAATCTTTCAGTAGGGCTTCCTCTTGATACAACCCACAAAGCAAGACCTTCATCGTCAGATAATCCTGATGTTATTTTACTTCCTTCTAAAAAACACAAGAAGTCAGAAAACATTCCTTTTTGAGGTTATTATAATGTGGAAAGAAATTATCAAAGGTAAGACAGGTTTTAGTAGTAATAAAACTAAAACTAATACACAATGTAAAAGGTGTAGTGGAACTGGTAAAATGACCCGTTCTCCTGATGGAAAGAAAATTAATTGTAATCGTTGCAGTGGAAGCGGTTTAGATAAAGACAACAAAATGTCTACTAGAAAATACAGGTGATTAAATGATTATTGAATTATCTAAAGACCAGTCCTTTTATGGGCTTTTAAGCAAGGCTGAATTAGATAATGAGACTTCTTCCTTAGTTAAGCAAGACGCGTCTCCTTTAGAAATTAAAATGTCTTTGCTAAAGAACATTGATTCTTCTAATATGGTTAAATATAGAAAATATATTAAAAAGGCTGACGAAGAAGATGCAAAAAGAAGAAAGGACGAAATGCGTAGCCAAGAAGAAGATTATGTAGCACCTACAACTGATATTGTTGAGGAACAATTAGAAGGAGAGGCTTCCGATGCGAGAGGCGTAATGGCTTCCGATTTACTTGAAAAAGACAAAGAAAATAAAGCCTATAATGCTTTAAATACTTTAGAAACTTTACTTCTTCCTTTACAAAAAATAGCCCAAGACGCTAGAGTAGTCAAACAAGGCTCTAATAAGTATCAAGTTTTTGGGGTAGATAGGCCTTATATTAAAATAGGAAAGACACCTAAAAGTTCTAATAGAGTTATTAATATCTTTAAGATATTAGAATTACAACCTAACTATTTCATGAAACAATATGGTAGCCTGTTAGTGAACGGGATATTATCAGGGAAACAGTTTTCAAAGGATAAAGAAACTGGTGATGTAACATATCAAACCAATGATAAGGATATTGATGTTAAGAAATTAGCCGCTGAATATACCAAATTAACAGAAATAAAAATTGATGTATTAGACGAAAGCCGTACCTCTACTTCCAGTAAAGTAACTTTGTCTAGAGTGTTAGCACTACTTCATATGGAAAAACACGGATATATGCCTAAATCTAGCGTAACTGGAAAAGATAAAAGAAAAAGAGGCCGAGAACTAAGAGGGGTTATGGCAAGACTTAATCGAGGACAAGATGAAGGCGGAGATAGAGAGATTAATAGAGAGTTCCGTAAGGCTACTCAATTAACCACTAGATATAGAAAATATGTGCAGAAGATTAAGATGAGAGCGCAAGCCGTCCAAACGACTATCGACGATTTAGAAGAAGTATTAGCAGATACTGATGCTTTAGTTGCTAGAAAATTCAGAGAATTAAATAATGCCTTACAAGTCGTATTAAGTCGGGGCGGCTATAAAAAGACTAGTCCTGAAGAAATTAGGGCTAAAACTTCAGAACTTAGAGAGTTACAGAATAATAAGGAAAAATATGTTAAAGAAGCCAAAGACGAAATAGAAAAGGAAATTGCTGATGAAAAAGTAAAATTGGGCAAATATTCTAGTGACTTGAAGGCTGCTATTCAATCAGAAAACCTCACTAAAGATTTTATGAAAAAGGTTGATATGTTTTCAGGAATGAATCCTATTGCTGAAATCAAAAACATAATGATTGAGGGTCTTAATGCCTGTTCAAGAATGAATCAAATAATGAAGAAGATTGAAAAACAATCTGCTAAAGCAGAACAAGATATTTCAAGAGGCTCGATGGTTTATTTGAGTGAAAATCCTGATGCTCGTTGGGAGTCAGTCGGTGGAGATATGGAGTTCATAGGACTACCGACTATTGCTAATGAAGCCATTCGTAGAATTGATTCATTATTAGACGAATTAGACGAACAATCTCAAAAATTACAAGATGTGAACCAAAGGCTTTCTGAATTAATAGAGGGTAAAAAGCCCGAAACATTTTCGGAGGAATCAGAATGACTTGGGATTATTATGGAGAAGGGGATAATTTTATCCTAAAGGAAGAAAAACAAAAACCTAAAGAAGTTCTTGATTCATTGGATGCTAAAGGACGAAAGAGACTTAAAAAGGTACTTCAAGCATCCGAACCCACTGAATTTTTTGGACAAGATTTTACCAAATTAGGAGAATTAATCGAAGTCCTTAGAGAATTAGATTTAACTAAGTCAGACAAGAAGTTAAATAAAAAAATGAAGTCAATGGATGAAAGGAACATTGATATAGTCGCTACTGCTACCAAACTTCGTAAGGAGTATGAACTCCTTTACCGACAGTTAAGAGATTTAATTTATCCTAAAGGAAAAGGGGGCAAAAAGAAATGAAAGAAGAAAATACAATTAATCAAGATATGCTAGAAATAGTCAAGGCTTTAACTGCTAAGGTGGAAGCACTAGAAAAAACTCTTTATGCAAAAGATAATCTTTTGATGAAGGCCGGTCTTGTTATTTCTAATAGTCCTACACCCGCTATTGATAATCAAATTGGGGGTTCAGTCCCAACAACTGATGTTGCTTCTATGGATTGGTCGGATATTCATAAAATGATGAATAAAATGGAGTGATTAAAATGCCGGAAAGAGTGACTAGAGAAGAAAGAAAAATTAGTATGGCTATTCAAAAAGCAAGAGACGCAAAAGAAATCCTTTATCATTCGTTAATGGATAATAATAGAAGTCCTATGGATGATGAATCCGAGCATGTTAAATTAAAGCGACCAAAGGCTGAAAATTATACTTACAAGGGGGAATCAAACGATGGCCCTACTACACTTCATGCTTATGCAGGAGAAATGAAAAAGGCTCTTTTAATTATTAAAGCAGTTCGGGAATCCGATTACCGAACCAATCCTATGCTAGATGATGAAGCAAGAAGAACTCTCATTATGATGATTGATGAGACTGAAAGTGCTATGGAAGTATTAAGAGCAGAAGTAGAAGGCATGAAAGAAAAGGGTGCTAAACTAAATGATTTAGATAATGTTAAATCTTTACTTGCTACTCTCGGAGTAAAGGCTAGTAAATTAGAACAAAAATTACAAAAGATTCCAGAACAAACTGCTCATTATAATAGTGAAGCATCCGATACTACTTTAGATGATAATTTTTAGAGAGGGTTTTAAATGAAACTCGGCTCAATTGAGAAGGATAAGCAACCTTCTTTAGAAATACTTCGTTTGTTTGAAAAAACAAGAGTGGCGTTTCTTTCTGCTAGGAATGACCCCGATGAGTATTCTGGTCGTTGGCGTAAAGCAGTAGATATGATTAAAGAATCATATAATGAATTAGATGCCGCAGGAAAAGAATTGAAGAACTACATTGATGAAGAAGATTTAGAAGACAAGGAAATCAGTAATCCTTCTTCAAGACAAGCGTTGGAATTGTTTGAAAAAATTAAACTTCTTCGCTATTCTTCTCCTATTGTAGCAGACCCCTTCGCTGATATGTTCAAAGGGAATGTTCTTGAAGAATTATTAAGTAATCCTGAATCTATGCTCAAGTTCGTTCACTATGCTCTTAGGAATGACAATAAAGCCTTATCTGAAGAGGTTTTAGCGATTAAAGATATGGAAGTGGACTCAATAACCGAGGGTCTTATGGGCCTTGACATAGAATCGGAGGACATAGCCCTCTACATTATTGAGCATTACGGAGACGGAAAAGACTCAAAGAAAGTCGAATCGAAGGTAAGGGCTGCTATGGATATGTTAGAGTTAATGTTCTTTTCTCAGCATGAAGAAAAGGAATTAGATGACTTGAAGCAGGTCGAGGGAGTAACCAAATCGGAAGGAGGAATAGAAGAAAAGTCAGTCTCTCATTTTATTATTCCTAATAAGCCGATGTATAGAATTTTTGATATTGATGACATTAATGAATTAAAAGGCTTTAGTGGCAATTGGTATGTTCAAGAAAAATTCGATGGTATGAGAGTTCAATTACACAAATTAGATGGCAAGGTAAGTATCTATTCTTATAATGAGAAAGACATTACTGATAAGTGCGAGGCTCAAGTAGAAGAATTAAAGAAGAAAGAATACGGTGATTGTATTTTTGATGCTGAGTTAGTCCTGTTTGATAAAGATGAACCATTACATAGAGCCGATACAATCGCCCATGTATTTAAAGGAAAATATAAGGATGCTAAATTAAGATGCCATGTATTTGATATTATTAGACATGAAGCACAGACCTTAACTGATGAGGAATTAGAAGACAGAATGACTACTTTATTCAACAATTACTCGGCTAAAACAGGAGAAGCGATTGCCTTCCCTTCAAAGAAAGATACTCGACAGGCAGATAACTTAAAGGATATTGAGAAGTATGCTAAAGATATGATGGATAATCCATCCTCCGAAGGAGTAGTAATAAAGGATTCTACCTCGACATACTATATAGGCACAAAGAAAAATCCCAAGTGGATTAAGTGGAAGAAGTTCGTTGATTTAGATGTTATTGTTTTAGAAAAGAAAAAGACTAAGAGTAATCTTTTTTCTTATACTGTTGGCGTTGGGCCTATTACAGAAGAAATGAATGGCCTTACTGAAATAAACAAAACTAAATACTTAGGTGTGGGCAAGGCACTAAACACCAAAATATCAGTTGATGTTGGGGATATTATTAGAGTAAAAGTTGATGAAGTTAAAAAGAAAGGAGAAGGATTTAGTTTATTCTCCGCTAAAGTCATCGAAATTCCTGAAGTAGAACACCCCGATAAATTAGTTACTCTAGAATTATTATCTAAAGATACTAAGAAGTCTTTGAATTATAGTGTTGAATCTGCTTTAACTAAAGGAATAAAAATTACTGACCACATTCACGGAGAAACTAATGTTATTGTTAAATCCGATTTAGATGGATTTACTATCTATGGTTTCGAAGAAAATAATTTAATGTCTAAGAATGCTGTTATGGATATTGATATGTGGAAATCACAAGTAGAGGAAATAATGAAATCAAAGCAAAGCGACCTAACTGTGGCTGTGTTTCAATATTTGAAAATGAATGGGGATAAAACACCCAAGCAGGTTCACAATTTCTTAGTTCAAAAACACCCATCTTTATATGAAGATGTGCTAGAGTCTAAAGAAACAGATGTTAAAGAATGGTTTCCACTAAGAGACGGTATTTCTCTAAAGGAAAATAAATTATCTGCTGATAATGATAAAATTATGCAGGAAGATGATATAAAAAAATCAAAGAGTGCTATGATGGCTAGAGAATCACAATTCAAAGAAAGAATGAATAACCCTACTATGAGAGTAGAAGAAAAGCCCGACGAGACTCAAAATGTAGCACAAGTTGAAATTGATGCTGTTGTTTCGGGAGATTGTTGCGAACAGTTAAAACAAGACTATATAGAATGGAAACGAGAAAACCTTGAATGGTGGGTTGATGCAAAAGGTTCTTGGGAAAACTTTCTAGAATTAGATTGGGTGGCTAATAGTTTACCAAAATATAAGGCTACATTAGAGGATGAATTACATGATTCAATAGAATTCATTAATAGACTTGATTGTGATGAGGAAGTGTATGATTTTATTAGTGAAATGTTTAGTCATTACTCTACACCCAAAGAACAAGAAATTCTTGATAGATATGAAAGTTGTAATTCCTTTGGTTCGGACTTTTCGGATAAGTATGCTATGCTTAAAGCATATAAAACTCCAGAAAATTACAGAAAAGGACAGTTCAAATTATACTCAAGAGAAGATGATAACATTACTTTTGCTATTAAAGTAGATGATGAATCTATGTTTTGGACTATTGATTTAGAAAATGATGAAGAGATGTTTGATTTATTTGGGGCGGCTGGTAAATATCCAGCAGAAGTTTCAAAGAACATTGAACGAGGAAAAATCATTGATGCCGGAGATATAGAATTAGGCGTTCAAAAAGACGGCTACCATGAATATTTCTTAAAAGGTAATAAGTTTGAGACTAAATTACATATTAGAGTTATTAAGGTAGAAGGTAAAGAAATGTGGCTAGCATGGACTGGATATAAACAAACCCCTGCCGACAAAGACGGGGATGAAGGAAGGTGGAATATCTACCAAGATAGGTACAATAAATTACCCATTCCCACTAGCGAGTAATGTTCTTTATATACTGGAATGAACTAAGGAGAGTTGAGGAAGAATGAGTTCGGCGGTAATGTCAAACAGAACCAACGAGTTCACGATTCTGAAAAGCGACGAGTTGATGATTGGGGGATATGCCAGCATTGAAATCGTTGATAAACAGAATGACCTAATTACACTCAAAGCACTTAACGAAGCAGTAAGTAAATATATGGAGAACCCAAAGTTTAGAAATGTAATGACTAATCATTCTAATGTTCAAGTTGGGGAAGTAGTAAAATCATATAGAGACAAAAGCGGAAGACTATGGAAAACAGAAGTTGATGATGTAGGATTCTTTGTTGTTATTAAGTTAAGAGACGATATAGAAAAAGCCAAAGAAATTAATAGAGGCATTAGAAAAGGTTCATTGAGGTCATTTAGTATTGGAGGACAGGCTTTAGAAAAAGTAAAGAAAAACCACCAAGAATTAGGAGACTACAATGAAATTAGCAAACTTGAACTACATGAGGTAACAATCTGTGAAAAAGGAATTAACCCAGAAGCACGATTCGATATTTTAAAACAAGACAAAACAAAAACAAAAGGAATGAGTAATATGACTAAGATTGAAAAAGCATTAGCAGAACTAGACGCACTTATGGAAGAGGTAAATACTCTTCGTAAGGAAGATGAAGAAAACATGGATTTAACCGAAGAAAAGGGAATGCCCATGATGGATGAAAAGATGGAAGACGAAGAAAGCATGGAATACATGGATGAGGAAAGAAAAGCCCTTCTATCTACTCTTGATGGTGCTGGCGTTGAAATCGGCGAACCAGCAGACCGTGTGGTTATTACCAACGGAAAGCCAAAGGCCAGCGATTTACCCGTTGTTAAGTCATTCGACAACAAAGAACTAGAAACCCTAGATTTGTCTGTTGGAAACATCGAGAAGGCTTACGAGGCTTTCCGTCAAGAACAACTTGAAGCACTTGCCTACACCAATCTCCAAAAGCAATTTGAAAACCGTTTTGCTTCCGAAACCTCTTCAAGAGAATCTCTTATCTCAAAGGCGAACTATGATGCTCAAGCAGAAATTGCCGCTATGAAGAACGAGTTCTCTCAATTGAGAAAGTCTCTAACTGCTGAAAAGGAAACCATTCTAAAGGCTCAAGAAGAGGCGACTGTTAAACTCCCAACAATGGATGAATTGGCCGAAATGGATTGGTCAGACATTCACAAGATGGTAGGAGGCGTTTAAGATGAGTTACATTAACACAATTGCAGATTTAGAAGCACAGACATACGGAACCGGCGCAACCGGAAGCATTAGCAACCAATTGCTAAAGGCTCAAGGAACAATTAGCGGTATTCATACTGCTCACGATGGAGCATTAGGCGCACCAAGCGGCATTAACGCTAATCTTTACAACAAGATTTACGGTCAAAAGGTTTGGTCTATGCTAAACCGAGAATGCAACGCATTGTCTGTTATCTCAAAGCGTCCTTATTCTTCAAG